TATATTAACGCTAACATTAACAAGAAAGAGGAGGTAGTGTGAGTGACGACTTCTTTAAAATTCTTTTTGGAAATGAGTCAGACGCTGACAAAACTCCAGAAGCTGAGGTACCATTCGTCGACGTTGGAAAGGGGAGAGCCGGAGACCCCGAAGTTGAGCACGCTCAAGACAGCGATGGAGCTGACGGAGACATACAATCAGCTCCAGAGATTCCAACCAAAAGAGCCAAGCCAGAGGGCTACAGAACCAACGCGGAAATTATCAGATCCCTATCTGCCGACGATGCCGAACGCATCATGCGTGATCTGCAAGCGAACGCACATGATAATGGTAGTGATGGACGGTCACCCGACGGAGGACTACCAAATGTGTCACCCGTGCTACATCATTCCGATATTGGAGGGCAAGTACTCAACGTGGAAGTGGCGGATGAAGGAGGAGCTGGGGGAACGAATCAAGCAGCACCTCCCAAACTTCAATACATGGAGGCGGATGAATCTGGATGGCTCCCTAGACCAACTGACGACACTAGAGGACTTATTGAATCTGCCCTATCAGAATCGCCTTGGGTAAAGCGACTCGATTCCACAATGGAATGGGAGTTTCCATGGGCTCCAGGTAACACAGAAGAGCAACGCATTGAGGCAACAGCTCAAATTGAATCTGTCATACCTCGCATGGGTGCCAAGAGCAAGCTGAGGGAATGGTTAGTAAACAGATTCCCTCCGCACCATACATACGTTGAGCCATTCGGTGGGTCATTCAAGGTGTTGCTATGGAAGCGGAACAACTCTAAGATTGAAATCATTAACGATGTTGACGATGACCTTATACACTTCTTTCGTTACGTGACGTTCTGGCCGGACCAGCTAGCAGACCTTATAGACACTGTACCAACGAGCCAGAAATTAATGAAAGCATTTAAGAGTCAGCTGGCAGAGGGGGAGTTAACAGGACTCGAGAGGGCTGCTGCTTTCTATGTAGTGGCTCGCCTGTCTTTCAATGGTACTGGTACTAGCTACTCCGGTAGTGTCCAGTCCCTCGCAAGATGCTCCTCAGATAAGCAAGCGTTCAGGCGTATAGCTAGGAGACTTAAGCGTGTCGATATTAGGTCGACCGATTGCTTTAAACTAATCAAGACTTGCAATAAGGATCTCGATCACTCAACGTACCCAGGCGGGCTGTTCTTTTATCTCGACCCACCATATGATGATACACATGGCTATGAAACTGCAAAAGAAAAATCAACATTTGGATGGGGTGAGCAATACAAACTTTACCAACAGTGCTGTGAGATAGACAAGAACAACAATAAGTTTATTCAAACCAACGCAGCAACTGAAAGATTATACAAACTATATGGAAGAGAGTTTAACATTGTGAAACGTGACGTAGTATATACAGTATCTGGTTCGGCAGATGCTCGTGGAAAGAATGAAGAGCTAATCATTTCTAACTTTGATCTAACCGAGGAATCCAAGCGACCCATCGGAGGGCTGTTCGGATGAGACAAAAAGAATCATTCCTTCAGAAGAAGGTAAGGACAAGTATCAATGCAATATTTCCAAAGAAAGCGTACACTATTAAAACTCATGGAGATCGTTACACGGCTCCCGGCATACCTGATATTCTTGCTTGTGTTATGGGTGTCTTCATTGGTATCGAATGTAAGATGTGGAGAGGCAGGCCGACAGAAAGCCAGATACTAAACCTAAGAGATATAGACAGGGCAGGCGGCATCGCCGTGTATGTCATATGGGACAAGGAGAACAACAAATACTATTGGGTAGATGCTACAGCGCCGTTTACTTATAGAGCTAGAGCACATTGGACAGAGTGCTGTGAACTAAACCACACCCTCCCCTCGGGGAAAACCATAAAGATTATTGATTGCACTTACTTGATGGCAAGGTTGATCAATAAGAAAACAAACATAAAGGATACAATTTCTAATGCTAATAAGAATTGAACATGTCGCGTCAACAGATGATGGACTCATTTTCAAGGAGCCTATCAGTGGTGCAGTTATAGTGCTAACCGACGCTCAAGCTGACGCAATAGGGCTGATGTATAACGATATCCATGATATCATAGAGGCGGCGGGCCGCCTAGCTAAAGCCGCAGAATTGCCGCCTACCCAGGGGCAAGCCCTTAAGGGCCAGCTTACTATACCTGGGCTAGTAGCCGCCAGCCAGGGGCCAGCCAGGGGCCAGGAAACGCCACTAACAGCCGACGATCCTGCACCGTCTAGCCCGCCAGCACCGACCTCCCAGGACCAGCACAATGAGGAAGATGAGTGGTTATTCGGTGTCGATGTTAACAAGGAGGCGTTGCCGTATCGGGTAAATGACGACGCGATAACACCACCTGACCGCATGATTGCTATCATTAAAACCCTTAATGAACACTACGATAAACTTGATGCTACACAGATGAGGAAGGCTGCGGAAAGCATCGCAGTCATACCAGTGCATGAGAGGGTAAAGTATAAGGATGCTTTGACCGATGAGCTGCGTAACATGGTCGTTCAAATAATACTCGCTAAGGACGGGTTGAAGTCGTCTCTTATCCCAGCAGCAGAAGCAGTCTTCCTGGGTCACGGCGAACCAGACTTTGGTCTTAACAAGCAAGCGCCGCCCGCCAGCATCCCGGAGGGGTTTGGCGAGACGGCGCTAGGACCGAACACAAAGTACAGGTCGGCTGAATCTTTATCTGCTAAGTTGAAAGGTACATCAGAGTCTACTTCTTAGCCTCAGCAGCGGCTGCGTTTGCATCCACATAACCCTGTCCGAATATGTATGATACAACGGTAAGGGTCGAGAGTTGCAGCGCCTCGCCAATAGCGATATCCTGTGATATAAATTGGGCAGCAATTGGTAGGGTTGCTCCGATAAGGGCCAGCCAGAATTTTCTACTCTTAAGTTTATGTCGCATTTAATGTTACCTCTATTTTAGTTACACGGATTACGAGGTCCTCCAGAACGGTGGCCTCTTTGGTTTGTTGGTGACGTATTTGCTCTACTGTAGTTACTAGCTTACCAAACTTGAGGGCTATGTTAACCAATGTTAGTGTGATTGGAATCCACAGACCAATGATCGCAAGGAGCAGATCAAACTGTTCCATATGTTCTCCTATGGGAATGCTCTGCGCCCGACAATTGGCTGCACCAATACCTGGATCTTCTCGATAACAATATGCACCCGCTCGGGATCGTCGTAGGTGGCGTTAGAGCGCTGGTCCACCAGAACCCATGGGTGAGCATATGCTCCAACGTATCGCATCTGGTCAGTATTGAGATTGTCGTCGACACCTGGTCCTGTAGAATTCACAGGAAGACCATCCAAGGAATCAACGGCTGAGTTGGACACCCACAGTGTGATAGACCCAGCATCTTGTGAGTCTGAGACGCCTCCCTCGTTCGCCTTCGACACAGTGGGGAATCCACCAATCTGCATGCTCAGTGTATCGTATCCGTCCACGTCACTGGTTCCCTCTCTGAGTTCTATATCACCAGAGTTGGAGAAGTGGTAGTCAGCATTGACAGCGCCAGCTCCAGTGCCGCCAGAGCTTACGCGTAGAGCTGGCGTTGCGCCATCGTTGGGACAGATGGTCACCATTTCAAGGTGACTGTCGCCATCCGCAGCGGAGTCCTGCTTGTCTGCCCGGAAAGACTGCGCGTAGTTGTGGAGTGTGTTGCAGTCACCAAGTGCTGTTGGATTCCCACTCTGGGAAGCCGAGTAGAACGCCCAACCAATCCCGCAACGAGTGAACTCGCCATGCCCGTTTGAGGAGGTGCCCCATGGATCGCTATTATCTGCGAGGTTGCCACCGATGCCATACCCGCATCCACTGCTTGCGGTACCAATCTGGCCAAACTGCATACGCACCGTAATGATTGCGTATTCAGAATAGAACGTGCCAGCCGTGACGCCAGTGGGTGTGCCTGCCGGTGTGCAGTCGATATGATCCTTATAGACGAGGGCGAAACCTGGGAGAGCTGATCCACCAGGATTGGGTGTTGGGTTGTATTTCACAAGATTGCTAGCATCTCTGGGATCTTCCAGACCACAGGTAATGATGAGCTTCGTCCCCGAATTAGTAGCCGCCCATGCGTTTGGGGTAGCACCTTCCGTACCATTGCTTCCTATGACCGCCCACTTGCTAGTGGTCAAATCAAGATCCACCCACTGAGCTGGTCCAGTGCCAGCAACAGCAACAGCAGCAGATACACCCCATTGATCGCCCGCGCGTCGTCTTGTCCATCGCTTTCCCATTATGCGTGTCCTCTGATGTTAAGGTATGCTGCGACTGTAGCCGTACCGGTATTGAGATCCAAGCCGATCCAGATGCCGGTAGCGTCAGCAGGTATGGCGTTGTACTCTTTCGTCACAGCGATTTCATACGAGCCAAGGGTGGCAGTATCAGCATCAATATTAATTGTTAAGGTTGTCTCTGCATTAACAATATACCTACGGTCAGCGTTAATCCATCCGAGTGTCAACTTAGCAAGCTGAGTTGCACCACCAGCTATAGCTGAGAAGTCTAGCTCAAGACTATTGATTGTTCCTT